GCTAGAGTACTAAAATGGTACCTTCTTGATTTAAAAGAGTGGATACAAAAGGAAGAAAAGAAGATTCAATATAAAGAAATTTTAATAGGACACGGATTATATAAACGAGTACCTATTGAAGATTGCCCTGAGTGTGCAGATAGAGAAGCAGACGAAATATTAACAGGTCAAACTTTATCACGACAAATGCAAGATGAGCTAGAGCCAATATGGCATGCTACACAACATGACGAAAGTGATGAGCTAGAAGCTATTAAAGATGGAGAGATGACCGAATTTGAGAAGGCAGAGTATAAAAGAAAAACAGAGGGAGAAACTAAGAAAAGAAATGTTTGGGGTGAATGGAATGAAGCAGCAGAGAAGGAGTTTTTTAAAGGCGAGAAGTGGGAGTATAAAAAATGACGATTGAAGTATCAATGATAGACGCAGACTTAGAAATGATGACTAAAGAATTTAATATTATTCATGCCCTCCCCTTAATCAATGTTTTACAAGTAGTAGGAGAACGATCTGAACAGGCAGGATATGATGAACTGCGGCGGGATGTAAAAAAGAATGGTTTTAAAAATCCGATAGTAATAATTAAAAATACTCCTGAGAACTATGAACTTGCTATAAGACGAGTTACTAAGAAATTTGTGAACCCATATATAAATCAGCACAGGACTTACCTGTGTATGTATGGAAATCAAAGAATTGATATTGCTCTGGATCTAAGAATTTTTCATCTTGACGCTATAATTGCTGATAATGTTGAATGGTCACATGCTATTCAATTAAAACTTGACGCTAAACCGATTAAACTATAACCCCGACACTAAACTGATTATACTAAGGAAAATTTCATAAAGTATATCCTTCATGCATTAACCATACCCATTTAATTGGGTTTTTTTACATATATACCTCTTAATATATCGGAGACTTTGCACAATTATGGTAGACGCAATACTCCGAAGTAATTGATTAAAGCTTCCTTAGTTATTGAAAGCCTGTTTATTGTCTTGTTGTAGTGGTATTATATATTGCCAAAATCTCATTATTATTGTATTCCCTCGACTACTTCGAGCACTGATTCGAAGAATCAGGCTCTCGTGTCTTCGGAACAATAATTTAATTAATTGTTGGTTGGCGGTGTCACTCTCTAGATTTAGTATAATTATATCATATTTTTTGACATATTACAAGTTTCTTTTTTGAGCATGTGGTAATGAGAACCATTAGTATAGTGATAATCAAACAAAAATAAAGTGCATTTTTGATCATAATAATATTTTTTAACTTGTTATTTTAAGTTTGGATTGACACAAGTCTATCTTGGTGTCATAGATTTAGCGTCAAGAACTCAGTTATGCCAGTCGTGTCGAGATAGAGGTTGTAAACCCTGAGACTTTTGTCGCTTAAGACACCTCGCTCTACCCGCTGCCTTTTTACGATTTCTCTTGTCACAAGGTTTTTCATAGTATTGTTTTTCTTTCACAACTTGTAAAACTCCAGAGCGTTCCACTTTGCGTTTAAATCTACGGAGTGCTTGGTCGAAGTTTCTATCTACTCTTACGCTTGTCAACTATAAGCCTTTTCGTCTTGTTTGGTGATAGTCTTCATTAGTCTGCCAAGATCGTTTGCTATACCATATTGGTTATCTAATGTAACTTGTAGGAACTTAACAACCCATGCCATGTCGAACAGGAACTGTGGGTCGTCAGTATTGATACCGAGCTTTTGCAACTCAGTAATTAATTGAACAGAGAGCTCTTCGTTGAGTTCTTTGCTTCTTTTTTGGCGAGTGTAATACTCACCTGTAAATTCTAGTATATTATTTTTCATGTTTATCTCCGAGTGGAGTCGAAACTCCAACCCTTCTTTCTCAGTCTTTTAACCCGACCTCTAATTGCATTTTCTGTTCGTTCTGGAAAGATATATTTTAATTCTTTCAACTTCATAGAGCCATAATACTCCCTTAGAAGTTGGTCTTCTCTAGATGTCCAATCGGGCGTTTTTCCTCTCATAATTTCTGTATTTATTCTTATATTATAGACGATTTAAGTTTGAATGTCAAGAACTATTTTTGACTAAGTAGAAAATTTATCTTGACTTTAAAGGTTATTTCCTGTATAATAATAAAAATAGGAGAATAATATTATGCAAGATGAATTAATAATTTTAGTGCTACTCATGATGCTGGGCTGTGCTTGGACATCATATAAGATCGGAACTAGGGAAGGAATAGCGATGGCTATAGACTATTTCCAGCATGAAGGCTTAATCGAAGTAGATGAGGACTAAAAAAATTTTTCTTGACTTTAGGTTGAGAAAATAGTATAATATAATCATGAAAAGTTTAGTTTATTAACTGGACTTTCAAGTACCACATTCTAGTGGGGGGTGGGATAGAAAATGTACTCACTTCTTTGCAATGAAGATAAAAATTAGTCAGTACATGGGATTTTTTATAACCGAGTCGCCGAAAGGGGCTCACAGTAACCGCCGAGAGGGGTTAAGGAGAAAGAAATGGTAGTACAATTACCAACAATACACGACCTTCACAGGTCATGGATTGGAGCAGATCGTTTTTTCGAAAGGTTCGCTTCAATGCCTACATACGAGACAACTTCGTATCCAAGATTTAATGTAACAAAAGACGGAGACAGCTATACTATAGAGGTAGCACTTGCGGGTTACAAGAAAACAGACATAACAGTCGAAAGAGTGGAAAATGTTCTTAAAATCGAAGGAGAAAAGAGTCTGAAAGATGTGGCAGATGAGTCATATTTACACAGGGGGATTACACGAAAAGCGTTCAAAAGATCATTCACTATTAGTGAAGATGTCAGAATAGACAAAGCATCTTTTGTTGACGGAATTCTAACAGTAGACCTTCATGTCGAAATACCAGAAGAAAAAAGACCTAGAACAATAGAGATTGAATAATTCGGGTATTTATACCCATAGACACGAGGAGAAAAAAGTGTTAGAGGATTTTTACTTTAAAGGTGAAGATCCTTTGAAAGTGTTTAAATCGAGTGCTAAATCGATAATCATGATACTTCCATACATACTATTAGTAATAGGAATGTTTGTAAGTATAGCTTTAACAGCCGACACTATAGATGATGCGAAAGAGTGGAAAGTGGAGTGCCAAAAATACTTCCTTTTCAGAACACCGCAAGTAGTTTATTATAGAGATTATGTACCACAAGTTTGGTGTGCAATTGAGTCGCAAAAAGTAAAAAATGGATTAAAACCATTTGATTATAGAAAAGATTTGAGATAAATGCTAAGGTCTTAAAGTTAGAATAATGATAACAATTACGGAAACAGCAAAGGATAAAATCACAGAGAGGCTTAAGGGGGACTACTTACGCCTCTCATTATCTGGTGGTGGTTGTAATGGCTACCAATATAATTGGGACTTAGTAGAAGTACCACAAGATAATGATTACGTGATTGATAATAGAATGGTCGTTGACGACCAAAGTATGGGGTTTTTACAAGGTAGTATCATAGATTGGATAGATACTATAGCACAAACCGGGTTTGAAATACACAATCCAAACGAGCAAAGTGCTTGTGGTTGTGGAGTTTCAGTAGGATTTTAAAATGAAAGTAAGTCAAGAATGTATAGATTTGGTTAAATTCTTTGAAGGATTTGAACCAAGAGCATATTTATGTCCAGCAAATGTCTGGACTATTGGTTATGGAAGAACCAAAAATGTAAAAGAAGGAGATGAATTAACTGAGCTTCAAGCAGAAAGAGACTTGTTAGAAGAACTAGATGAGTTCGCAGAACAAGTATTAAACACAGTTAAAATTAGTTTAGATCAAAATGAGCTTGATGCATTAACTTCTTGGACATATAATTTAGGAGTGGGAAATCTACAAAGTAGTACACTTCTGAAAAAATTAAATTCAGGTGATAAGAATTCAGTTCCATCAGAAATGGTAAGATGGAACAAAGCTGCAGGAAAGGTTCTTGCAGGCTTAACTAGACGAAGAGAAGCAGAGGCAAAGTTATGGGCAAAGGTGTAACACACAGACCTTATAATTATTTTAGGTTTGGAAAAAACTACGATAAAATTTTTAGTAAAGCTGTACGCAAAGGCGCAAAAGCTAAAGCTACTCAAGTTCATAAAGATAAGAAAAAAGAAGAAAAGAAAAATCCAATACATGATTGGAGAAAGGGTACAGTTTGGGCAAAAAAAGTAGCAGACGAGTTTAAATCGTGAAGCAAAAACTAAAAGACTTTTGGTTATGGATAGTTGCTTTATTCTCTCCTAGATATAAATTATTAGTAAGTTATAATCAAACATGGGGAGATAGTGATGATGTAGAATATACAGTAAAGAAATTCTACAGAAAGAAACCAAAGTATTTAAAGTTCAAAACTCACGATGGAGATATAGTCGAAATTACAGGAGCCGAAGGTTTAAATTATAGGATAGAACAATTATGAATCAAGTATTTATAGGAATAATTATAGTGCTAGGACTAGGAAGTTACTGGCTATATAGTGAGAATGTGACATTAAAAGCTAATAACGCGGCATTAGAAGGCGCAGTAGAAATGCAAAAAGAAGCTATAAACACTATAACAAAAGATTTTGAACTTCAAAGTACTCAACTTAATGAGATGACTATAAAGAGTCAAGCGGCACAAAGGGAGCTTAACAGATATACACAATTTATTCAGGATTACAAACTTACAGCAAAAGTTCTTGAAGATCCTGAAGGAATGCAGAGGAAAATAAATAATGGAACAAAACACATATTCGAAGACATTGAAAAGCTTAGTGATACTGTTGATAGTCTCGATGACGGTCTCCAGTTGCAGTCTACTGGGGGGTAAAACTAAGCAAATAGAGGTAATGGCTAAACCCATTGAACGAACTATCGTTCAACCAGTTATGCCTCGTGAAATAGATTTAAAAGAACCTATGTGGTACGCTGTTACAGAAGCCAATTTAGAGCAGTTTGTAACAGATATCAAAGAAGAACATGGAGATGTAGTATTTTTAGCTATGTCAATACCAGATTATGAGGTAATGGCATATAATATGCAAGAACTTAAACGATATATCACAGAACTTAAAGAAGTTGTAGTATACTATCGTAAAGTTACAATGCCTCCAACGAATAAAGAAACAAAATGAGGATAGAACTCAAGGTAGAAAAAGAAGTGAAAACACAAGATTACAAAATAGAAATTATAGTTAAAGCTGATGTTACTAAGAAATCAGTTAAAGAATGGTTGCCTTCCGCATTAGATGAAGGCGATTGGAAGTATAAAGTCGTTAAACTATATAGTACAGATATCACCCCTATAGATAGGGAGAATCCAGACTATAAGTGGCTTGGTGATATGGACTCACATGACAATCACACGGAAGAATCTTGAAATAGTCATAAAACGACTTAACGAACAACTTGCAACTTGTAAAAGTGCAAGTGAGATTTCTCGGTTAACAGAAGAAATCACAGAGTTACAGAAGTTAATCACTTTTGGAACTAGAAAGGAGAAAAAATGGAGCAATTAAAAGGATATGCGGATTGGGTTAAAGATCGAGTATCAGAAAGGACTTCATGGGACGGAGCAGTTATTTGCGCAGTTTGTCTACTGGTTATTTTCACTGGGGGATTAGCTAAGCTCTTAGCATGGGCAGGTTTAGCGTATGGCGCATGGACTTGTTATAAAGCGGAGTAAGTAAATGGCACAACCAAGTGAACAGTTTCAAGGTGACATGAGTCGTAATGAGGTTGAAATAGATCTTAACAAATTTATGGCAATGGTTTCTGAAATAGGTGAACTAAAAGCAAAGATAATGGAGATGGAGAATGAGAAAGAACCAGACAATCCATGGCAAAGATGGATATGGTTATCTCAAATGATAGATGCTTGGAGGATATTTCCTAGAGCATTTTTAGGTGTTTACATTTATTTATTATACTATTGCACAATGTGGTTTATGGCATTAGAAGCCCCTAGTTTTGAGCAATCAGGACTAATATCTATAGTCGTAGGCGCAGGTGCTGCATGGTTCGGCTTATATGCAGGAACCTCAAAAAATAAAATTAACAGTAAATAAGGCAAAAGACTAGTGATCTATTCATCACATAAAACAGTACCAAATGAATTATGTGATATAACCTTACAAGCACTTGATCTATGTATTCCGATGGAAGGATACTTAGGTAGTGCTATGAAGCCTGATCCCAAGTGGAGACAGTCTAAAGTTCGATGGTTAAGAGATAATGAGTTATGGCATGATTTACATATGTTTATAACAGTTTGTGGTCAAACATATGGAATGAAATATTTTGATATGGAAAACCTAACTCTTGACCCAATGCAACTAGCTACTTATGAAAAAGGAGATTTTTATGACTGGCATAAAGACTCTCAACCTGAAGGACCAAGACGACTTAGTCTCACTCTTCAGCTTTCCGAAAAATCAGAGTATGAAGGAGGTGATCTAGAGTTTAGAGAATACACTCTGCCCGCTGAAGCATACGAAAAAGGATCAATTATAATGTTTGACTCCTTCCATCAACATAGGGTTAGCCCTATAATAACGGGAGTCAGACATTCTCTCGTTGGGTGGTTTAGATAAAATTAACCGACCCTCAAAATAAAACTTGACTTTCAAGTTCATTTCAAATATAATATACATAATGGAAAAAATTCGATTAAGCAACGATTTAACAGTTACTTTCCCAGACAACTATTCTAGGAAAGAAATTGATAAGTGGTTAGCTTGGTGGTATAAATATAATAACAAATTACATTAGGAGCAAAATGGACGAAACAAATAATTGGGATGGCGAAAACGAAATCTCAGAAGACGAAGCAGGAAAATTCGAAGTTAGTTTTAATGGTAGAATTAAAATAGAAGCATTTGATGGTGGCGACGCTATCAGAGATATAGCAGAAAGATTAAGAAACGAAGGTTTCTTAGTAGAAAGTGTAAGTGCTTATAAACAATGACAATAAATATTGATGATTACGGAAAGTTTGTAAGAAGCACTACATCAGATGAAAGCCTCAGAACAGAGGTTATGGCAGATAGGTTATTCGGTTTGCAGAATACTTATAAAGATGCCGAATGGAGTCAGTTAATAACTTGCTCTATGGGGATGCAAGCAGAATCAGGTGAGTTCTCTGAAATAATAAAAAAGATAGTGTTTCAAGGTAAACATTATGATGAAGATATTAAATTTCACCTTAAAAGAGAACTGGGAGATGTCTTATGGTATTGGGTACAAGGGTGCTTAGCACTTGGTTTTACACCACAAGAAGTCATGAAAGAAAATATAGCAAAACTAGAAAAGAGATATCCAAATGGTTTTGAAATTCACAGAAGTGAAGTAAGGGACGAAGGAGACATATGATATTTTTAGATATATTCTTATTTCCATTTACTGTATTTGAGTATCTATTCTCACTTATGGCATGGATATTTCTTGTATCAGCAGTAATGATGACAGATTGGTATTGGGATTTAAGTGAGAAACTAAAAGAAGTTTATAAGAAAAGATGGAAAGATACTTAAACTACTCACGCTTATTTAAAAGTGTAGTAGTAATTATTGCAGTAGTTTTACTATGTAGTTGTGCTAGTATTGATACAAAAATGTATTATGATTATCCTATGGGGACAGATAAAGAAGAAGAAGCAGTAGTATGAAGTACGAATTCAACGAGGATAAAACTCTAGCAAAAGTACAAGAGTTTATAAGAGCAACTTATAGGATGCATTACGCAGGAACAAAACAATCTACAGAAGAAATTTTTGAAGCAGGTGTGGGAGAAGATTTTTGTATTGGAAACATAATGAAATATGCTAGAAGATATGGAAAGAAAGGCAAGAAGAAAGAATTAGATTTATATAAATTAATCCATTACGCTATTATACTTATTGGAAAACTAGACGAAGAAAGAGAAAACGAGGCTAGAGAGTATGAACAACAAATACAATTAGATATGGATTAATGAAAAGGGGAGTTAGAAAACGAGATTACGAAAATTTAAGTGATGCTAATGTTCGCAGAGTGCGAGACTCACTTAAAGAAGAAGGCATTACCAAGAAAATAGCTTGTGAAATGCTAAATATTAGTTATAATACGACGAGGTTAAATCGTATTATAGAAGAATTTGAAGAACAGGAAAGTTTTGTGTCTTTAAGAAAGTCGCAAAATAAAGGAAAGCCTGCTTCTCCAGATGAAATAAAAACAGTTATACAAGACTATATTGAAGGAGATAATATTTCAGATATAGCAAAAAGTATATACAGGTCTACAGCTTTTGTCAAAGGGATAGTTGACAGAGTTGGAGTACCACAACGACCTACAGGAGATGACAAATATAAAGAGGCAATGCTACCCGATATTTGTTTGAAAGATAGTTTTGCGATTGGTGAAACAGTTTGGAACGCAAGATATCATATGCCTTGTACTATTGATCAGGAGTATTCAATTGAATACCAAGATTCAATGCCAGGTATACAAACTGTAGATTATGAAAAGAAGTATGGTTGCAAGTTGTATAGTGTATATTGCTATGAACTTGTAGACTATGATGATAATTATTCAAGATTTGGTTGGTGGACAGGAAAAAAGAAAATGGGCTTCGGTGCTCATACACTAGCACAAAGCTTGGGAAGCCTCGAACATCTAAAGGAGTTTGGAATAAGTTTCGAGATATGAGGAAAATATATGGAAATATTCTATTACTACGCAATATTTGCGTTATCGGGAGCATTAACAACGATGGTTACTATATGGTACCCAGCTTATGAAGTAGCGAAAATAATGGAACCGAATAATATGATAGTAGTACACAAAAAATTATATTATTCTCTATGTTTTTTCTTCTCATTAGTTTGGGCTCCAGCTTTAATAATAGCCATTTTACATACAGAAACATTTATAAAGGCTTTCGTAGAAAGTCTATTAGGGAGAGAAGATGAAAATTAATGAAACTTTAAAAGATGCTTTAGTATTAAAGTATCAAGGCGATATTGCTACAGCAAAAGCAAATATACATGTATATTTGACTTACCCTGTAGGAATTGGTGAACATCCAGACTTAATTTCAGCCATAGACACAGAAATGGAAAAGGCTGCAGAAGCGGATGATAAGCTAACCTTTTTAGAGAACCAATTAGATTGGTAGGCTTAACCTACTAAAAAATTATTCTTGACATAGGGTCAAGAATTTAGTATAATATAAATATGGAAAAAAGTAGACCTATGGCGTGTGTTGGCAAGGACAGTAAACATGGTGTTGCCAAAAATGCGTATGAATCCACAATAAGGGATTTAAACAGGCTTATTTATGGTCTATATAAAAGAATAGATAAATTAACACAGGAAAAGAATGAATTGTCCAAATTGCGGGAGTCTGAATATCAACCAGAGGGCTGATATTATTCAGTTCGAACATGGTGAAAGACCAGTAGCTATAGTAGCCCCAGTGATGACCTGCGTAGACTGCGGGGATAAGTGGACAGACGATAGAGCAGAGGATTTAAAATTTAATGCAATTCTACCCTAAATAATTCTTGACATTCAAACCTGTTTCTTATATAATATAAATATGGGAGATAGATTTTATGAACAACAACTCGAAGCGACAGGGTCTTACCCAGGCTATCGAGGTACAAAACGGAGAAGACGAGTGGCTTGGACAGACGAATCAAAACAACAAGCAATCGACTCATATACAGAGTTAGACCCTACTCCAGAAACGAGTATGGAAATAGTAAAAGACATAGCTGAAGAATTAGGTGAGAGCCCAAATGGAGTCAGAATGATTTTAACTAGGGCAGGAGTATATGTCAAAAAGAACCCCTCAAGGAGTTCGACTGGTGGTTCCACAGGTGGTGGAAGAGTCAGTAAAGAGGCAATGCATAACGAACTGAAATCAGCGATTTCAGATGCAGGACAGGAAGTAGATGATGATATCATTGGAAGACTTTCGGGCAAAGCCGCACAGTATTTGGCAAGCGTTGTTAACGCAGTAAACGGTTAATCCACCTGAAACACTACGGGTAGTGAGCTACCCGTAGTAGTTTTGTATCCAAAATTTTAAGCATATTTTCTGATACAAACATATCCCCTAGCGTGGTTTCTTATAACCAATCAAGGAACTAGCGTGACACACGAAGACTTTATAAAAGCTGTAACGGAATGCGGTGATGCAGTCATATCATATAGAAGTACAAACTCAAGAAAGTTAAAGTACAATGTCTGTACTTTAGATTTTTCAACCCCCTACATTCAAAAGAAAAGAAACAGAGCTCGACCTACAAAAGACACAGTGCTTTTATGGTGTTGGGATACGGATTCTTATCGTTTGCTAAGACCAGCAAATGTAACATCAATAGTTCCTTTATCCAAAATGTTAAAAAATGAGAGAATTAGATGGTAGATTTATTCCAAGAACCTGAATTTTATTCAAGGATTATACATGAAAAAGAGACAGGAGATGAACAAGTTCGTTTAGTAGTAAACTCGTTCAGAGGTAAAGAATATTTACATTTTAGAAAGTATTATTTAGACTTTCATGGCGAATGGCAACCCTCCAAAGAAGGCATATCCATGCCTCTTGATTTATCCAACAGCAGAGAGATGTTCTCTGGCTTAGTTGAGATCTTATCACTTACCGAAAACAAAGCAGAAGTTTACGAATATTTTAAAGACATAATTGAGGACAGTTACTCTTGACGCTAAATCGAGTATACCTCAAAATATATCTTGACTTTTAAACTTAATTCTATTATAATATAAGAATGGGAAATTATCTAAAGAAAACATTGCAAGAAGCAAGTAGTGCTTACTACTCAGGTAGTCCGTTTTTAACCGATGAAGAATTTGATGCTTTAGCAAAAGCTACGAATTTTAATGAGGTTGGGACTCGAGAGGGGCGAACACCCCATGCTTTTAGAATGTATTCACTTCAGAAAATTTTCAAGGGTCAAAAATGTCCTTTTAGTGGGGACGGAGTCATAGTTACACCTAAACTTGATGGTTCAGCAATAAGTATATTATATGTAGATGGAGAATTGCAGCGAGTTTTAACAAGGGGTGACGGTAAGTGCGGAATTGACATAACTCCCAAGTTCAAAATTGATACTTGGGATGTTGGCATAGTTCCACAAAGATTAGATTCACATTTCGACCAAGTTTTGCAGGTCACGGGAGAGATAGTTGCTCCCAAATCCGTACCGAATTCGAGGAATGTTGCTGCAGGTGCATTAAACCTGAAGGACGTCCGAGAATTCCTCTCTCGTGATCTCACTTTTATTGCACATGGATTGGAACCATTTGGGAGATCGTACATGGAAGATATGGAAACTTTGCAAACAAATGACTTTTCTACGGTTGTAGACTGTGATTGGGCAGAATTTCCTCATGATGGTACGGTTTGGCGTCTAGACAATAATAAAAAATTTCGGGACTTGGGTTATACGAGCCACCACCCGAGAGGAGCTTTTGCATTAAAAGAGCAAAAGAAAGGGGTGACTACAACTTTGCTGGACGTCGAATGGCAAGTAGGCAAAAGCGGAGTCGTCTCACCAGTAGCAATACTAGAGCCTTGCACTATTGGCGAGGCTACAGTAAGTAGAGCGACACTACACAACAAGTCTTATATCGAAGAACTCGGCTTATACATAGGGTGTAAAGTAGAGGTGATTAGATCTGGTGAAATTATTCCTAGAATAGTAGGACTTGCGGAAAAATAAATCTTGACATTTGATGTCAGATGAAGTATAATATATATAATTGATAAATAAGGGAGTAAATGACAACAACAATTGAAATTCCAGAGGTATGCCCATCATGTGGTACATCTTTAGAGTTAAGAAACGAACAGCTTTTTTGCAACGAACCAAGTTGCCCAGCAAAGAATTCGAAAATTGTAGAAGGATTTTCAAAGACCTTAAGGATCAAGGGGCTTGGCCCCAAAACAATAGAAAAATTAGATTTGGAGTATATAGAAGATATATACATGTTGACCGAAGAACACATAACACAAAAGCTTGGATCAGAAAAAATAGCAAACAAGTTAATAAATGAAATAGAATTAAGTAAAAACGCTAACTTACAAGAACTATTACCAGCTTTTGCGATACCACTTTTTGGATCTACAGCTTCTCAAAAATTATGCACGACGATTATTCATGTCGAAGAAATCACCGAGAAGAGATGTAGTGAAGCGGGGTTAGGTCCAAAAGTTACAGCCAATATCTGCAGCTGGCTTGAAACGGAGTATAAAAGCAGATATCAACGGTTACCTTTTACATGGAAAGCAGACATATTTGAAGGCGTTCCAGTCGTAGACATAAATGAAGTAGTTTGTATAACAGGTAGGTTAAAGTCGGTAAAGACTAAAGCTGAAGCGAAACGATTACTTGAACAATATGGCTATCGAATAAAGGACACACTAACGAAAGACGTGACCATACTACTGAATGAAAGTGGTATAGCTAGTGCAAAAACAAAATCAGCAGAATCTAAAGAAATAAGAATAGTAACAAACTTAAAACAATTAATTGGAGAATTAAATGGCAGTACCTAAGTGGACAGAAGAAAGAACTCAGTCATTAACTGATTTCGTGGGCAGCGAAAGCCCAATCTCTCAAGCAACAGTTGCATCAGCAGCTGAACATCTTGAAACCTCTCCTCGTTCAGTAAGTTCTAAATTAAGAAAAATGGGATTCGAGGTCGAACTCGCATCTTCAGTTTCTACAAGAACTTTTTCTGAGCAAGAAGAAAATACTCTCAATGCATTTGTAACAGATAACTCTGGTACATACACATATGCAGAGATTGCATCCGCATTTGAAGGCGGAAAATATGGTGCCAAATCAATTCAAGGAAAGATACTTTCCATGGAATTGACAGAGCATGTTAAACCAACAGAAAAGCCAGCTTCAGTAAGGACATATAATCCTGACGAAGAAGCTACTTTTTTGAAGTTGGTATCTGAAGGAGCATTTGTTGAGGATATCGCAGCAGCTCTTAACAGACCTATCAACTCAATCAGAGGTAAAGCTCTATCTTTCCTAAGAACAGGTGAGATAGATAAAATTCCTTCGCAGAAAGAAAGTACAGCTGCTTCTAAAGTAGATGCGCTTACTGCGCTTGGGGATATCTCTGGACACACAGTTGAACAGATTGCTGATGAAATCAGTAAAACTACAAGAGGTGTCAAAACTATGCTAACCAGACGTGGTCTTGCTTGTGCAGACTATGATGGCGCGGCTAGAAAAGAAAAAGCATCCAGCTAAACCTTTTCACCCTAGATAGCGTGGTTAAGTTTACTTGACCGCGCTTTCTTTTGCAATAATAAACGGGAGAACAATGAACATAAGTTCAGCACTTATTAACAGGATAATTCATGAACAGGACATGGAAGTCTGGGGACAACTTGAGTCTCATTATTTACCCGCAGAATACCAACCAATCCATCGAGCCGTTGAAAAACACTTTTCGGAGTTCAAATCTCTACCTAGTTTTGATGACTTAAAGCTAAGTTTAAGAGACCAATCTATCAAAGAAAAAATATATGCGATAGAAACTTTAGAAGTGGATTCAGAGCCTCAACATCTATTAGAATACTTAAAAAACGAATATACTCATGGGGAACTCCTCGATGATATAGATACCTATGTCGATAATTCAGTAGCGATGTCAAGTGCTGAAGAGCATATAGCTGCGTTAGAAGATATTAGTGTAGAAATGAGAAATAAAGTTGAAATAATAGATTCAGAAGAAGTTAGTATGCAGAAGATAGATCCGTTAGAAACGGACGAACAGTTGAAAAACTATGTACCATTAGGATTAAACACAGAATATGATGCCAAAATGCATTTCGCAAAGACCGATTTAGTACTGATTGGAGGTCGAAGAGGCGCAGGTAAATCCTTAGTGTGTGCAAATATATCGGTAAATCAGTATGAAAGTGGTAAAAGTTCCTTGTTCTTTACGATAGAGATGACAAAGGAAGTAACATTTAGAAGAATGGCTTCTATAGCTACAGGAATTCCATTAGAAAGACTAAGAAATCGTATGCTAACAGCAGAAGAATTTCGGAGACTGGCAGAATGGAACGCAGGTAGATATGAAGGAAGTGCTGGAGTTCTAAGTGAGTATTATACTCATGGAAACTACGAAGAATTTCAAGAAACATTAATAAAATTACCACTAAGATTAGATAAACAAATGGATATAATTTATGACCCAGCTCTTACTTTAGCAAAAATAAAAGCTGAAGTAGAAGTTAGAATGAATGATTTAGATATTGGAGTAGTAATTGTAGATTACATAAACCAAGTTCGAAGATCAATGATTCCAAATAAAAGTGGACAATATGATTGGACAGAACAAATAGAAGTTAGTAAAACTTTAAAACAATATGCACAAGAACATAAGTGCTTATATGTTAGTCCATATCAAGTAGATGCTTCAGGAGAAGCAAGATTCAGTAAAGGAATACTAGATTCGGCTGATGCAGCATTTGCTCTAGAAACATATGAAACTGGAGATAATTGTATAACATTTCAATGTAAGAAAATGAGAAACGGACCAATGGAAGACTTTACATCAGAAGTAGATTGGAAGACTTTAAAAGTTGGACCTAATACCGCCTTAACACCCAAACAAAAAGAAGCTATGAAAAAAGCTATGGATACAGGCGAAGATGTACAGGAGTTATAATGGCAAGTGATAGAATAGGAAGAACATCTGCAATGTTATGCCCTTTACCTCCACATAGATGGGAATGGAGAAGTGTTGAGTGGTTATTAAACCAACCAGTTAATATTCAATCTCTACATACCCTACCTGTAAATGAGCCATTAATGGAGAATTTAAAACAGGAGTCTATGAAAAATCCTATTTTATGTCTAGCTAACTACTGGGCAATAGCAGGAGGACAAAGAATGAGGGCTTTGCAGGAAATTAGAAAGACCGAGCCAGACTTTAATTATGATATTAAAGTAATGGTCTTTGAAAAAGACTGGCACAATATGTATTATCTATGGGGAGGAGATGCGGAAGAATCTCAGAAGATCATAGCTATTACATTTCAGTTATGGGAGCTTGTTTTTAAGAGTATGTGGTATGAATCTGATCACACGGATACGGGGGTTAAGATGACAGACTACGAAGATTTAGGAGAAAAACTAAAATGGCCTCACGACAAGAAGAACCCGCAACAGAGTACGAATACGATGAAGAAGAGTACCACTCTGAAGTCGACAAAGGATTAGTAGCATTTTTTAGTACTGTAACTAAAGTATGGCTAGGAATAGTAATACTAATTCTAATAGTAGGAATATTAGTATGATTACTAATATTCTTGCATGGATATACACCCTATTACTAAATAAATATGTTTTAGGATTGATTACAATAATAATAATAATAATGATAGTAGAATGAATGTAGACGAAGTATTACATAAACATAAAATGGTTTTCCGCCATCAAGGAGCGGACTACCTAGTATCATGTCTAAATCCAGACCATGACGACAGTAACCCATCTATGCGTATAGATAAAATAACAGGTATATTTCACTGTTTTGCTTGCGGATTTAAAGGAAATATCTTTAAGTATTTTAATACACCTGTTAGTTACCTTGAGATTAAGAGGAATAAGATAAAAAAGAAAATTGAGGAAGTAAGGGCACAGAATATTGGACTTACACCACCAACAGACTTAATGCCATATATTGGCAATTTTAGGAATTTAAAACCTAGAACATATAAAGATTTTGATGCATTTACGCATCATGATTCACAGTTTATTGGTAGAGTTGTATTTCCAGTTACAGATATTACAGGCGCAATACGAGCCTTCATTGGAAGGCACATGGATAGAACACAAGTACCAAAGTACTTAATCTATCCTCCAAAAGCCAAGTTGCCCTTATTCCCTTATAATGCTGTTCCTATTTTAGGAAGAGTAATATTGGTGGAAGGAATTTTTGATGCGTTGAATCTTCATGATAAAGGATTAACCAACGCTATGTGTTGCTTTGGCACACAAAATATAAACATGTATAAATTAGGAATGTTAAAATTTATGGGTGTACGTCAAATAGATATTTTATTTGATGGAGATACGGCAGGAAGAGAGGCAGCAGATAAAGTTGCTGAACTATGTGATCAAGCAGAATTATTGGCACACATAGTAAAAATGGACGAAGGGTTAGATCCAGCAGATCTACCTTTAGATAGAGTTAAAAGATTAAGGGAGTACTTATATGACTAAAATAGCAAAAAAGCTAGGTAGACCAGGCTTTCCATATACAAAAAATATGACACAACACATACTAAACTGTGTAGATAAAGGTATGACTCACTATGGTGTTTGGAAGAGTTGGCCTGACAAATGGAAGGTCGGAGATACACCTAGTAAATCTTCAATTAGAAGAAAATTTAATAGAGTAAAACATTATAGAGAAGATGAAGTTAATGGAGTGATACAAACACGAGTAGCTGGTTGGGAAAGTTGGGAAACAGAATTAGCAGTACTAGCTTATAAATTATGTGATGGAAAATTAGCAACTGCTACTAATTTATTTTTTGAATCAGAACCAGATAGTTTAAGGAATCCAATGCAATTTCAAGCTAAAATTTGGGAACTACAAGCAAATGGAAAGCTAGAAAAAGTATATTCAGAAAAATCAAATATAGTAAGAGATTGGAAAACTATAATTGAAGAACTTGGATATACATTAGTAAACCCTCCTAGTGAAATAACTTATCATACAGAAGTAACAGCGTTATGTCCTTTTGGGCATACCTGTATAAAAGCTGCAAAAGCTTTTGAGTTAGTTGGTTGTAATTTATGTTCAGCAGCAGGACAAATGTCTTTAACTGAACTTAAAAATCACCCACTTGGACACACTCCTGCTAAACTATATTGTGTACAATTTGAAGATAAAATATTTAAAACAGGACATTGTAGTATGAAAGGGATTAAGCATAGAGGAAAGAACTGGCCGCCCTTTAAGATACTGAGAGATAATGATACTATTCTTTTTGAGGCTAGAAGAATAGAAGCAGCAACACATAATACAGGGTTTAGAATACCAATGTATGAGCCTCTTAAAGGTAATGGTGGAACAGAATGTTTTGAAGGAAAACATTTAAACAAAATTTTAAAGGTTATAGACGAGGAGACAAAATGACTAAAGTAGCTTTAATAGATAAAGCCCCAAACAGAACAGATTATGTGGCACATTTCAAAAATGAGTTTGAATTTGACCAATATCATCTGTGTAGTGAACAAAAGAAAAAGATTTTAAAAAGAGATGTCGATATTGAAATCGACTTAGATGAGTATGATTGGATTATTCTCGTAGGAAGCGAAGCATTGCAGAACTTTACAAGAGAAAAATCAATCACAGAGTATAGTGGGAAACTTTTAAATGATAAATATCTCCCAATTATCAATCCCGCTATGCTCGCTTTTAAACCAGAAGCAAGAAGAACTTGGGACGAATCTCTAAGTACTATATTGGATTATATTAGGGGAAATATAAAACCAGTAGTAATTGATGATAAAAATTTCTTTGGTCTAACAGATAAAGAAGAAATATTAGGTTGGCTAGTTGATGCACTAGAATCGCCAACAGGATATATAGCGTGTGACTGCGAAACAACAGGATTATTCCCAAGAGACGGACATGTACTAGGAATAAGTTTAGCATATTGTAGAGATCATGGAGTATATATTCTAAGTGATTCTATTGATGAAGATGTAGAATATGAACTACAAAAACTATTCGATAAGAAAAAAGTAATCTTTCATAATGCAAAGTTTGATTTAGCCATGTTAGAGTATCATTTTGGTTTTGAATTTCCAAGAATAGAAGATACAATGCTAATGCATTATATGTTAAATGAGCTTCCAGGTACTCATGGACTTAAACAATTAGCTCTTAAACATACTAAGTATGGAAATTATGAAAGAGAATTAGAAGATTTTATTGCAGGATACTGTAAAAGAAATGGAGTATTAAAGGCTCAATTTACTTGGGACATGGTTCCATTTGATATAATACAAGTGTACGCAGCAATGGACGCTGCAGTAACATTTGAAATATATGAGTTGATGGACGAAGCAATCCATAAGAATTTAAAACTAGTAAAAGTATATAGAGACATACTTATTCCAGGTATGCTATTCTTAAAAGATTGTCAAGATGCAGGAGTTCCATTCGATAGAAGACGACTAGAAGTCGCACAAAACTTAATGGAAAAAGAAATTCAAGAAGCAATTGATAAGCTATATGAGTTTCCAGAAGTTAAAGTATTTGAAGTAGCACAGGGAAAAGAATTTAATCCTAATAGTACAGTTCAATTACGAAATCTTTTATTTGATAGTATAGGTTTAACTCCAACAGGTAAACTAACTGGAACAGGTCAAAATTCAACTGATGCTGAAGTATTAAATCAACTTGCATCAGAACATGCAGTACCACAGTTAATTTTAGATATTCGTCAAAAATCTAAAATAAAAAATACTTATTTAGATAAGATTATTCCACAACTTGATAGAGATAGTAGATTACGAACAGGGTTTAACTTACACAGTACAACTTCTGGAAGGTTATCTTCTAGTGGTAAATTGAATATGCAACAAATTCCTAGAGACAATCCTATTGTTAAAGGGTGTATTAGATCTAAAGAAGGAAATAGTATAGTTGCGATGGATTTGACCACAGTAGAAGTATATGTGGCAGCTGCTTTATCAGGAGATAAAAACTTATGTGAAGTCTTTAGATCAAAAGGAGATTTTCATAGTTCTATTGCTAAGTTAGTTTTTAGATTAGCTTGTGAAGTAGATGAAGTTAAAGACTTACACCCATTTGAAAGACAGGCAGCAAAAGCTGTAACATTTGGAATAATGTATGGAGCTGGTCCTCATAAGATTTCTCAACAAGTAACAAAAGATTCAGGATCAGAATTTACAATTCAAGAAGCGAAAGGAGTAATAACTCAATATTTTAATCAGTTCAATAGATTAAAGAATTGGCTTGATGAACAAAAAGAATTTATTGAAGCTAATGCATTTCTATATTCTACATTTGGTAGAAAAAGAAGATTGGAAAATGTAAAAAGTGCAGATAAAGGTGTAGCAGCACACGAAGTAAGAAGTGGAATTAATTTCTTAGTTCAATCTGTAGCTTCTGATATTAACCTATTGGGCGCAATAGATATGAATAATTATATTAAAGAGCATGGATTAAAGAGTAGGATATTTGCACTTGTTCATGATTCCATTTTAGCAGAATGTCCAGAACATGAAATAGATGCATATAGTATTAAACTGAAAGAATTTATGCAGAAAGATAGAGGTGTTTATATAAATGGTGCTCCTGTTGGTTGTGATTTTGAAGTTGGTAGAGATTATTCATTTGGAAAATTTGATACAATCTATGCTTGATCTTAAAATAAAGTTTCCAATATGGGTATTAAATTCTAATAATGTATGGGAACAAGATGGAGTAGTATTTATAGATAATACAGTATTAGATGATTTAAACCAAAAAGGAGATACCTTAGGTAAGCGTCGGTTACAAACACCCTTAAAAAACTTGTTTAATTTGAAATTTCAAATAGATGACTATATAGGGTTAATTAAGCATCGAGGAAAAAATTATGTAGATTCAGGTGGAAAACATATTTACTATGAGAAAACGGAATATACACCATTAAAATGTCATAAGATTATGAGAATAGAAGATCACTTATTATCTTCTACAGTTTGGTTAAAAGATATTACATTTTCATTTAAGGTTA